AGGGAGAACGGGGCAACCCTCCATTTCTCTCTCCCGACCCTGAGTCGTCGTGACGAAACATCGCCCGCCCCAAAGCGAACGTATGTTCGACCTCGGGGGTTCTAACCGGAATCGGGCGAGGGGTCCGCTCGTGCGGGCCCTCGGCCGCACCGTGAACGCTCTCACCGACGCCGGCGCCCTCGAGGCGGTGGACGAGCTCACCGTGGCCGGCGCCCGGGCCGCGGCGCGCCTGGCGGAGACCGCGATGGCCGACGACGACGAGTCCACGTTCACCCGGGCCCGGGCCCTGTCCGAGCTCGGCGCGTGGCATGACCGGCTCCGGCCCCTCGGCGGGGTCGGGGCCGACGCCCTGGACGCCGCCCTCGAGCTCCTCAACGCCCCCGTTCCCGAGTGACTACGTACTACGCCCTCCCCGAGCATGGCACCCGGGCCCGTTACGTCGCGGGGTGCCGCTGCTCAGCGTGCCGCGCCGCGAACGCCGCCTACATGCGAGCCTGGCGTGCGCCTCTACCTTGGAACGCATGAGCCGGGCTGGCTCGGTCGGGCCCCCGTGCCGCTCATGGTCTCCCACCGCCGCCTCGGTCGGCGCCCCTGTCACACCCGGGCCGTGGTGCCGTGGGTGCTTGACTCGGGCGGGTTCACTGAGCTGGCCATGCACGGCGAATGGATCACACCCCCCGCCGCCTACGTGGCCGCCGCCTACCACTACCGCGCCGTGCAAGGCCCGTTCGTGTGGGCCGCCCCGCAGGACTGGATGTGCGAGCCGGTAATGCTCGCACGAACCGGGCTCACCGTCACCGAGCACCAACGGCGCACCGTCGCCTCGGTCCTAGACCTACGTCACCGCGCCGCGGAGCTCCCATGGATACCCGTACTTCAAGGCTGGACACTCGACGATTACCTACGCCACGCCGACGCTTACAACGCCGCGGGGATCGACCTCGAGGCCGAGCCGACGGTGGGGCTCGGGTCCGTATGCCGCCGCCAGGCAACTACCGAGATCGCCGCGCTCGTTGGCCGCCTCTCACTGTCGTTCCGGTTGCACGGGTTCGGGGTGAAAGGCTCCGGGCTCGCCCGTTACGGGTCATGGCTAACGTCCGCCGATTCGCTCGCGTGGTCCTACGGGGCTCGCCGGAATGGAGGCAACCCGAACGGGATGGCCGACGCTCTCGCGTGGTATGGCCGCCAGACGCCCGGCGCGCGAGCGGTGCAACTGTGTCTCACCCCCTGAGTACCCTCTGCACGCCCCTGTACGCCACGGCGCGCACCCCGGGCCGACAGTCCATCGGGGGCCGCGCCGTGAACCTGGGGCGCATCCTGGGCCGCCCCCTCGACCCGTGGCAACGCGATATCGCCCTCGGGACGGGGGAGCTCACCGACACCGGGACGCTGGCCTATCCGACGGTGGTGCTCGTCGTACCGCGGCGCGCCGGGAAAACCCTCGTGGCGCTCCTCTGCTCCCTCGGGGTGATCGTCGGCGGGCCGGGCCGCCGCGCCTGGTACACGTTGCACCGACGAGAGATTGGCGCCGCGTTGTGGCGTGATGAGTTCTTCCCGATGCTCGAGGCCGCCAACCTCGCCGGCCCGTCGCACCGCCAGCTCCTCGGGGTGCGCCGTAGCAACGGGTCCGAGGCCGTGACGGTGCGCCGCCTCGGGTCCACCCTGCGCCTCTTTGCCCCTAGCGGGGAGGCGCTCCGTAGCCAGAACGCGGACGTGGTAGTGGTGGACGAAGGGCGCGAGTTCACCGCCGACGCCGGAGCGACCTTGGAGGCCGCGGTACGCCCCGCGCAGGCTCGCCGCGCCATGCGCCAGCTCTGGGTGCTCTCGTCGGCGCCTGGCCCTCGTGCGCCGGCTACGTGGCTCCGGGGCTACCGCGACACTGGCCGCGCCGCCGTGGAGGAGGGCCGCCGTGAGGGGACGTTCTACGTCGAGTTTGCCGCGCCCCGCGATCTCCCCTATGACCATCCCGATACGTGGGCCCGGGGCCATCCCGCGATCGCCGCGGGTCACATCACCCCTGAGGCGCTCGTCCCCGACCTCGAGAAGATGGACGAGGCCACGTTCCAAGCTGAATATCTGGGGTGGTGGGCGCCCGAGCATGAGCTCGGCGGGGCGATCGACCTCCCGCGGTGGAACGCCCTCACCGCCGACCTCGAGCTCGCCGGGCTCCACCCGTGGCGTATCGCCGTAGACGTCGCCCCCGACCGCTCTCGGGCCGCGATCGCTGTCGCCGCCCCGACCGCGCCGGGACGGTGCCATGTGGAGCTCGTCGCGCACGGGCCCGGGGTGACCTGGGTGATCGGCGCCGCCCTCGAGCTCGTCCACCGTCACCGCGCCCACCGCCTCGTCGTGGACACCTGGGGGCCCGTGTCGAACCTGGCCGACGAGCTCGACTTGAAGGCTCGGGGCCAGGTGGACCGCCTCGACACCCCCGAGGCCGCCCGTAGCTGCTCGACGTTCGTGGACCTCATCACCGACGGCGCCGTGTCCCATCGGGGCCAACCCGAGGTGACCGAGGCGCTCGTGGCCGCCTCTAGCCGCCGTTACGGGGAGGTGTGGCTCTGGGATCGGCGGGCCACCCCGCCCGAGGTGTGCGCCCTCACGTGGGCCGCTGCCGCCGCCGCCGCGCCCACCCCGCCCGCCGCGGTGATCGTGTCCAGCGCCCGCCAATAACGTCACGTGACGAAATCCGTAAGCGCTATCTGCCCCGGAAGTCTTGCCTCGCCAGCGTAAGGGCCACCACCGTACGTGAGCGATGGCTGTGTGGAGCCGTCGCCCCCGCGATTTGGCCGCCGCGGTGGGGGACCCCGAACCGAGCGCTCGCATCGGGGCGCAGATAGCCGACGCCATCGCCACCCGGGAAGGGATGATCGACTCACTCCCGCACACGCCGATCCCCCGGGAGCTCGCCCTCAACCTGTCGGTCGTCAACCGGGGCCGTGACCTGATCTGCGGGGTGCTCGGGGACATGCCATTCGTGCGCACCTCGACGTTCGGCGGGGAGACCCGCGAGCTCGGCGCCGGCTGGCTCGAGCATCCCGACCCGACCCGCACCCGTCAAGCGTGGACCGCGGACGTGGTGGACGACCTGATCTTCTACGGGTGGGCCGCCTGCCTGGTCACGTCGCGCGACCCGCAAGGGTTCCCGACGGCTCTCGTCCATCTGCCGTGGAACGAGCTCGCCGCCCCGGCTGGTCACCGGGCCCGCAACACCGTTCGGTACCCCGTGAACGTGGCCGCGGCGCGGGGTACCGGGCGGGCCGACTGGTGGGAGTGGCATCCCGTCGGGGCCGACGCCCGCACCTTGTTCGATCTCAACGTGATCGTGTTCGAGTCACCGTTGACCGGGGTCCTGTCCTATCCGACGCCGCTGCTCATCGCGCTCCGGTTGGACCGGGCCGCCGCCCGGTTCGCGGCGTCCACCGTCCCGATCGGCTGGCTCGAGCAGGTCCCCGGCTCGGCGCCGTTGTCGGCGGTGGAATGGGCCGCTCTGGCCCGCGCTTTTGCTGATGCTCGGGAGGGAAACGCCATCGCCGCGCTGAACGAGGCGGTGCGTTACCACGAGAGCACTCTCGACCCGTCCCGCATGCAGCTGGTGGAGGGCCGCACCTACCAGGACGCCGCCCTGGCCCGCACCATGAACGTCCCCGCGTTTCTCGTCGGCGCCGTCACCCCCGGCGACTCGATGACCTACAAGTCCGCGCAACAGTCGAGGTGGGATCTGCTTTCGTTCGGGGTCGGGCCGTACATGACCTGTCTGGCCGAAACCCTGTCCATGAATCACGTCTCCCCGCGGGGGACCACCGTCGCCCTGGACCCGACACCGTTCCTCCGTACCGCCGAGCTCGCCGCGGTGGACGCCTCGAGCGCCGCCGCTCTCACCCCGTCGGGGGCCCCATGACCACCAGCCGCGACCGGCCCACGTTCCTCGCCCGGTTCGAGCTCACCCCTCATGAGCTCGAGCCGGACGGGGCCGACGCCGGCCCCACCGACCCGATACTGCTCGAGGTGCCCCTCGCCATCCCGTGGAACGAGGCGGTGGTGGCCAACGGGTTCGGGGACCTGGTCACGTTCGAGCCGGGATCGTTGGCGCCGCCGACCCCGGGCCATGTCAAGTTCCTCCTCGATCACCGCCCGGAGAAGCCGTTCGGGTACGGGGCCGCGTTCACCGCCACCGACGACGGGCTGTCCGCCACCATCGCCATCCCCCGCGCCGAGCTCGACGACCCCGAGGTGGCCCGCGCCGTCCGCCAGATGGGCAACGGGGTTCGTGACGCCGTGTCCGTCGGCGTGGACTACGGGGACACCACCGACACGAAGAACGACGACGGCTCCTACACGATCACCGTGCACTCGGGCCGCCTCGTGGAGCTCTCCACCGTCACCATTCCCCGGTTCGAGAACGCCCGCCACCAACCGCTAGTCGCCTCCCACGAAAGGGGCCCCGTGTCCACCATCACCGTGTCGCCCACCGACCCGAACCCGCCGCCCGACGACGACCCGCCCGACGACAGCGCGCAACGCATGGCCGCCCACACCGCGACCCTCGCCGGGCTCGGGCTCGTGGTCCGTTCCGAGCCGCACCCGTTGGCCCGGTTCGGTTCGCTCCTCGAGTACTCATACGCGCGCCACCATGGCCGCACGATCGACGGGGAACCCGTCGGGCCGCTCCCCGACCTCAAGGCCGTCTGGGTCGATCAGATCACCGGGAACAACCCCGGGGTGATGCAACCCGGCTGGCTCAACACCGTCATCGGGGTCGTGTCCACGGGCCGCCCGTTCATCACCGCGCTGGGCGGGCCGATGAACCCCGGCCCGACCGGGCTCCAGATCAACTGGCCTTACTACGACGGGGACCTCATGACCCTCGTCGGCAACCAGGTCGCGCAGAAGACCGAAATCACCTCGGTACGGGTGGACATCAAAACCGCGGCGCAGGCCCTCCTCACATTCGCCGGGGGTTCCGATCTCAGCTACCAGCTCATCCTCCGCTCGACGCCCGCCTACCAACAGCTCTACGAGGGGATGCTGGCGCAAGCCTACGCGATGGTGACTGACAACTTCGCGGTGGACGCCGCGGTGGCCGCCTCCACCTCGGACGTGACCCTCGACCCGGCCACCGCCACCCCCGCCGCGGTCGCCGCCGCCCTGTTCCAAGCCTCGAGCATCGTGCAACGGGCCACGGGGGCGCCCGCCACGGTGGTCGCCGCCGCCGATGACGTCTACGGCAAACTGGCCGCCGCCGTGTTCACGATGGCCGCCGCCCCGACCGGCAACGTCGGTGGGGCCGCCGCATCGGCGTCGGGGCTCTCCGTGTCACTGGCCGGGTTCTCGATCGTGAACGTCCCCGGGCTGGCCCCCGGGCTCGCTGTCGTCACGAACCGCCAAGCCGGCGCGTTCTTGGAGGATGGGCCGCGCACCGTCACCGCCGAGGACGTCCCCAAGCTCGGACGGGACGTGGCCATCTGGGGGCTCGGGAACTGGGCGACGTTCACCGCCAAGGGGATCGTGGTGTTGGCCGCCACCCCGCCCGTCGCCGCCCGCAAGGCCAACGCCAAGTCCAAGGACGAGTAGCACCGCGGTGGCGTGGCTCACCACGAGCGACGTGATGGTGGCGGCGGGGTTGGACCCCGCCGCGCCCATCGACGTCGAATGGCTCGAGGAGGTCACCGCCGCCGCCGAGGACTGGGCCCGCGAGCAACGCCGCGCCGCGGGCTACGGGGACGATCCCGACCCGCTCGCGCCGGCCCCCTCGCCCCGGGTGAAAGCGGGGACGGTGCTCTACGCCCTCGACGCCTACCGTTCCCGGGGCACCTACGGGGGAGCCGCCGCGTTCGACGGGCTCGGCGCCGTTGACCTCCCCGCCCCCGTCTACGCCAAGGTGCTCGGCTACCTCGGGATACCGCGGGCCACGGTGGACGCCCCCGACTGGTACGCCCCCACCGACGAGCTCGCCACCTACCGCCGACGGCGGGCCGTATGGCCATGAACGCCAACCGTCGCGCCATCGCCGCCGCGCTCGCCGCCGTCATGGAACCCGAGGGGTGGCGAGTCTCGATCGACCCGCGCAGCGTGAACCCGCCCTGCGTGCTCGTCGGCGCCCCCGACGCGCTCGACCCGGGCCCCTGCGGCTGGTCCGGGATGGTCCCCATCTGGGTCCTGGTCCCCGGCCCCGGAAACCTCGACGCTCTCGACGCCCTCCTCGACGGGCTCGAGCTGGCCCGCACCGCCGCCCGGGTGACGATCACCGAACCGGCCCGGGCCGACACCTACTACACCGACCCGACGGGCGACACGGGGCTACCCGGCTACGTGTACGGCGCCGTACTGACCTCTTAGAAAGGAACCCCGCATGGCAGTAGCCCCGACCACCATCTACACCACCATGAGTGGCGCGCAGCTCGTGTTCGGCCCCACCCTCGTCTCGGTGACGGACCCGTTCACCGGGGGCGAGATCGTCTCGTGCCAGATCGTGGACGCCCACATCGCCACCTCCACCCAAACCGAGACGGCGCCCGCCACGCTCTGCTCAGACGCGGTAGACACCATCGTCGGGGTGACCCGCACCCTGGAAATCACCGCGTTTCAGGATTGGACCGACCCTGCGGGGTTGTGCTGGTACCTGGAACAGAACGTGCTTGACAGCGCGTTTTTCTCCCTCACGCTCGAGGATGGCGGCACGCAGCAGGGCGAGACGACCCTCGCCCCGATCCAGTTCGGTGGGGCCGCCGGATCGAACCTTCAAGGGTCCGTGTCGCTGCCCGTGATGAACCTCACCATCACCGTGCCGACCGGGACGACACAAGCCGCCCGTAAGGCTCGGGTCAAGGAGACCGCCGCCCGCCGCCGCACTCGCACCGCCGCCTCCTCGGCCGCATAGGCGCCCCCGTGGGCGCTGTCGCCCTCGGGCTCCACGGGCTCCGTACCGACCTCGAGGGGATCATGAGCCGCGCCCTCGGGATCGCCGCGGGCGACGCCAAGAAACAGATGGCCGCGGTGGGCCGCCGCATGACGGGCGGGTCCGGCCGCCTGTCCGGGGTCGGCCGCAAGGGGGCTCGCATCGGCGCCGCCTACGGCTACGTGCGCGGCTCGCGGGGGATGACGGTAGCGGTCTACGCCAACGGACCGTGGCAGCTCGTCGAGTGGGGCCGCTCGGGCGGGTACCGCATCCCGAAACGGCGCGGTACCGGGCCGAACAAGAACCGGGGCCGGCGCAACGCCCCCCGCCTCCACCTCTCGAATGACGAGTGGCGCACCGGCCCGTTCGCGGGGGGCGCCGTCGGGGGCCGCCACGGCTGGACGAGCGCCTACCCCGCGGTGATGGACGGGATGGGCGACGCCCTCGCCGACGGGCTCGTCAAAGCGTTGGATCGGTGGTGACCGATGGCCGATAAGAAGCTCCGGTTCGAGGTCGAGGCCGACACGAAGAAGGCCGAGAAGGATCTCGAGCGCATAGAGGAGGCGGTCGAGGAGCTCGAGAAGGCCACCCCTGAGGTGGAGATCACCGCCGACACCACCGAGCTCGAACGGGCCACCGAGGATGCCGCCGACGCCCTGAAGAAGCTCACCACCGACACGCCCAAGGTCACCTTGGAGGTGGACGACACCGCGCTGCGGGGGGCCGCCGACCGTTCCCGTGCCGCCATCGACGGGATCGGCAAGTCCGCCGACTCATCTAAGAGCGTGCTGGCCAACATGGTCGGCAACGCCACCCAGGATCTCGGCGCCCTGTCCGGGGTCGCCGGTTCGGCCGGGGTGGCCATCGGTCAGATGGGCGAGTACATGGCCGACGCCGCCGCCGCGGGGGAGGGCATCGGGTCGATCGCCGGGAACTTCCTTCGCGTCGCCGGCCCCGTCGCCGCCATCTCGCTCGGGGTGGGGTTGCTCACCACCGTGTTCTCGAACATGAGTAAGAGCGCGGAGGAGGCCCGCAAACGGGCCGAGGATTTCGCCAAGGCCATGGAGGCCGCGGGTGGGTCCGTGGCGGGGACGTTCGCCAACCTTGCCGACGCCGGACAGTTCGATGCCCTAGCCGACGACCTCGACCGGCTCGGGCTCACGTTCAAGGATTTTGTACAGCTCGCGCAGGGCGGCGCCCTCGAGATCGACCCCGTCCGCCAGGACGCCCTGGCCCGTCTGCGGGAAGTCGAGAAGCTCTACCGCACCACCGGGGCACAGAAGTACGCGTCCGATATCAAGGCCATCGCCAAGGAGATGGGGCTATCCGAGAAGGACGCCCTGGCGATGGCCCACGCCCTCGAGACGGTGGGATCGGCCGCCGAGACCTCGGGCCAGGACGCCCAACGGGCCCTCGACCTGTACGCCCAACAGCGCCGTGTGTTCCAAGACAACGCCGACACGATCGACGTTTACAACGAGGCCGTCAAGCGGGGGATCGACACCACGGGACTGTCGGCCGAGGCGTTGACCCGTCTCATGGGCCAACAGGATCTCGCCGCGCAACAGCAGGTAGACCTCGCCGCCGCCATCGCCACTGGCAACGAGGCGATGGCCGAGTCGGCGCGCGTCACCCGTGAGGAGGCCATCGCCGCGAATCAAGAGCTGATCTCCTCGATTGACGAGCTGAACGCCAAGCTCGGGGAGATGGCCGGCGCCGTGCTATCCGAGGCCGAGACCCGGGTAGCGCTGGCCGACGCGCAGACCGCCTACGCCGAATCGGTGAAGGAAGGCAAGAACTCCACTGACGAGCTGATCGTCGGCGCGCAAGGGGTGGCCGAGAAGTTCGCGGACGTGCTCGAGGCACAGAAGCTGGCCAACGGGGAGTCGTTCACCACCACCGACCGGAACGCCGCCATCAAGAAATCCCTCGAGGAGACCGCCAAAACCGCGTCGGGCCCGGTCGCCGCGGGCATCCAGTCGGTGGTGGACAAGCTCGACGCCATCCCGCCCGAAGTGAACACCGACATGACGGTGAACAACGCCACCGCGCTCGCCAAGCTCAATGAGCAGATCCGGCTCATGCAGATCATCCGCGACACGTCCGCCGAGACGCTCGCCGCGTACCGTTCGATCCCCGGGGGCGCGGGGGGCGCGATCCTCGGGCAAGCCGCGCCGCTCACGCAGAACATCACCGTGAACGCCGGGTTCGGTACCGACGCGTTCGCTGTGCAGTCCGCGGTGATCAACAGCGCGCGCCAGGCCGCCCGTCTGGCCCGCGGGGCGCGCCGCAATGGCTAGCCACGTCGATATAGACGGGTCCACCTACTGCCTGATGGACAACGGGCTCGCGGCGCGCATCACCATGCAAACCCAAACCGAGCTCGTGGTACTCACCGATTCGGTGGTGCGAGCCACGTGGCTCCTCGGGGGCCAGTGGGACGGCGGTAGCAACCCGTGGTACACGCCGACCCCGAACCCGATCGAGCTCGAGCTCCTCACCGCCGACCCGCGGTGGAACCCGACGAGTCTCACGTTCTACGCCCCCGCCCCCCTGCGGACGATCCTGTCCGTCTGGCTCGCGGAGCAGGACACGTTCGGGACGTGGGTATCCGATCGGCGCGCTCATGGCGTGGTGCTCGACTGGCGCTACGTCCCGGCGCCGGCCGGGGCCGCCACCGTGATCCTGTCGGGGATCGACGCCATGACCTCGATGGCGGACGCCACGCTCGAGGAACGAGCCGAGGAGAACCCGTACAACCGTCTCCTCTACGTCGCCGGCCGCACGAAGGGGATCTACCCGAACCTGCGCGACACCGACCTCGCCGGGCCGACCATCGGCCGCTACCACCCGTCGGCGGGGACCACCGCCCTCGACCACGCGGTGAGCGTCGCTCTCGCCGCGGGGCAAGCCCTCGCGTTCTTCCCCTACACCCATGCCACCGACCCGACGATCCATACGATGATGATGAACCTCCCGCTCGACACGCTCGGCGCGCCGCAAGCCACGTTCCTCGCGTCCACCGACCCGGGGGCCGGCGCTGTGTCCCCCGGGCCGAACCCCGCAAACCCCGTGTTCGGCGCCCAAACCCTCGTCGCCTGTATCGAGGCGGTGGAGCTCGCCAAGTCCGACGCCGCGTTTCGGACCCGGATCGACTCGGCCCGCGCCGTCGCGTTTTGGGTGCTCGGCGCGTCCGACCCGTCGGGGGTCAAAGCTCCCGGGGTCTACGGGTGGCAGGCACAGAACGCCCTCATGGACGCGGGCGACGTGTGGACGATGACCTACACGGCGGGGGTGAACTGGACGGGGCCGCCGCCGTCGGTGCGCGCCTTTCTCCACAATGGCGCCACCTACGTGTTCGGGGATGAACGCCCCTGGACTGTCACCGGGTACGCGTTCACCTACGTGCATCGGGTCACCGCGCCCGGCTTTGTCGGTGGCGGCGGCGCCGCGATGGGTTACAACCTCACCGTCCCGTCGGGTGGTACTGCCACCATCCCCGCGGGCCAAGGGTGGCAGGCCAAGGTGGAACGGGCCGCGGGGACGGGCCCCGTGTCGGCGCTGGTGGCCACCACCGCCGACGAGGCCACGAACGGGATACGGGCCCTCACCGGGTTTACGTCCCCGATCGCCCGCCAGGCTGATCTCGACTACTGGAACGCCCGCGCTCTCCAATGGGTTCCGCATCCCCGCAAGCTCAACGCCGCGCTACTCCGGGTGGCCAGCTCGGTGGCGCACCCGTCGCCGGGGGCCCGCCAGTGGGCCCTTCACCTCCTCCCCGGCTCGAGGATGGCCCTCGCTCTCGACACCACCACGTATCCGCCGCCGTTCACCCCGTCGCTCACCCCGTGGGTGGTGGCATGTCGGTTCACGCTCGAGCCGGACTCGATCACCTTGGATCTCACTTGTGCCCCGCCGACCATGAACAACTAGGAGGCCGCCGTGTCTGATTTTGGTGACGCCACCGACGAGGACAGCTTCGACCCGACGGCGCCCGCCGACCCCGAGGCATCGGCTCGCATCATCCTCGAGACGTTCCGCGAGGTGACCGGGGACCCGACCCGCCGCCGGTATGACGAGCTCGACGAGCGCGAACGGGTCATGTGGGTGTTCGGGTTGGCCCGGTTCTTTGCTCGGGTCCGTCGCGAAGGGGGTCTCCGGTGAGCGGGGTCTACCTGGATGGGCGCATGGCCCCCTCGCTCCTCGAGGTGTGCCGCCGTGCCATCCCCGGCGCGACGGGATGGGACGGGTGGACGACCCGGGCCCGCTCGAGCGGCGGGTTCCCGTCGCCCGGCCCCCTCGGGGTGGTCGTCCATCACACCGCCTCACCGAACCGTTCGGGACAGTTCGCCAACGACGCCTCCTACTGCGCCGTAGGGCATCAGGACGCCCCCGTCGGAAATATCGTGCTCGGCCCGGCCGGCGAATGCTCGGTGCACGCCGCGGGGGCCGCCAACACACAAGGCAAGGGAGGCCCGTGGACGACCAGCCGGGGGCCCGTCCCTTTGGACGGCGGCAATTCCCGCCTCCTGGCCATCGAGGCGAGCAACGATGGGCAGGGCCAGACATGGGGGCAGGCCGACGCCTACGCCGCCCTCGTAGCCGAGCTGGCCGGCGCCTACGGGTTCCGCCTCGACCAGTGGGCCGGCTACAGCTCAGATGTGCTGTCCCACGAGGAATGGACCCGCCCGTCATGTCCGGGCCGCAAATGCGACCCGGCTGGCCCGTCCCCGTGGTCCCCGGCCCCGACCGGGGGATGCTCGGCGGGGAACCTTTGGAACCTCGACGCGTTCCGCGCCGCCCTCGGCGCGCCCCTACCGCCACCCGAGGAGGATGACGTGAGACTATCCAACCCGCTCGTGCAAGCCACCGGGGCCGACGGGTCCCTGTCCGGCGCCGTGTACCTCACCGACGGCGCCCTCATGACGTACCGCTGGATTCGCAACCCCACCGAGCTCGAGGACGTGAAGTACAAGCTGCGGGTCGCGGGGCTCCCCGACGCCATCGAGGAGGTCAACAACCTCGGCGCGTTCGGCAACCTCGACGGGCCCCCACCGACATGACCGTGAGCCACCCGACCACGTGGCGCAAGTGGGCCGCCGCCGCCGTCGCCCTCGGGGTGCTCGCCTGCGGGGTCGCCCTCCTCGACGACGACGCCCTCTCGTGGCCCCTCGCCGCCCGCGCCGTGCTCGCGTTCGCTATAGGCGTCCTAGCCGCCGCCGTGTGGTGGGCCCTCTCGTGGCTCGCCGGGTACGGGGTGAAACCGCCGTGACGCGCTACCCGTAGTCACACGATCGGGGATTGCGTCGCGCCACCGTGCGCGCGACGATCACGAGAACGCCGAGAGCCGGGTAGTAGCCACCGACCCGCGACGGGACCGCACGACTAGCGAGTGTCGGGGGCGAGGGGGCCCCGCTCGAAAAACGTCGAACGACCCGAGCCGAGGATTTGGCTACTCAAGCTCGGGCCGCTCGAACCTGACTAAGCGCACAGGCTGGATGATGGGCCACCTCTGGCGCGGTTGTGACGGTACCCCCGCAACCCCGGGTTGTCACGCAGGGCCGGGAAAACGTCACAAATGCCACGGGGACGGGTCCCCCTCTCGGGTTCCCCGTCCCCGTAGGTTGCCGCCCAGAGGACCCGGTTGTGCAGCGGGGTGTTCCTCGGAAGGAGCAACTGACATGACGGACCATACCGAATCCGAAAGCCGGAGGGCGCCATCCTGCGTTGACTGCGGGACGCCCACCGCGATGGCCCTGGTGGACGCCGCCGCCATCGAGATCTCGTGGCTCTGCTGGCGGTGCCTCATCGCCCGAGGTGAACGGCTCGGGGGCCACCGCCACCTCGAGGAGCGTGCACCATGACGCGGCGCACGATCGTCAACCCCGACGGATACCGCCGCGCCGTGACCCACCTCGAGGACCGCGACGAATACGACTACCTCTACGGAAGCGAAGCCGACTACTGGCGGGCCCACCAAGCCGCCGCCGACGCGTTCCACGCGCAAAGGGTTGGCACCCCGCACGACTACCGCTGCCCACACTGCAACGCCGAGCCGGGCCACGCGTGCCTTGACCATGAAGGGCGCCCGTTCCGCGGCTACGGCGGAGACGGCACCGGGACGCACGCCGTCCGCGATGGCTTGCGCTACCCGTGTCGTCGGTGCGGCGCTAGCCCTGGGGTGCCGTGTGACATACCGCCAGCGAAACGGCCCCACCACCCCCACCACCACGCCCGGGTCAATCCCGACTGGCCCGACCCGACGGGCGAAATCTTGGATGCCCTACGTGGCGAGGCGGCGCCATGAAGGGCGCCGGGGGGTTCAAGCGTGACCCCGACGCCAAGGGGAGGCTCCGGTACCGCTGCACCACCGTGCAACGGTATTGCGCCGAGCTCCGCCGCCAGCGGTTACTCCCCCGATCGACTGCCGATCTCGTGGACGTGCTGGTCCGCATCATGCTCGGCGGGGCCCCGACCACGACGGTAACGCCCTCGCGTGAAGCCCTAGCCGACCTCATGGGGTGCTCGGTTCGCACCGTGTCCGCCCTCGTGGCAAAGCTCGAGCGTACCGACGAGCAACCCCTCGGGGTGCTGGACGTGGACCGTGATGACCCTGTGCGCCGCGGGGGCTCATGGACCCGCCGACGGTGCAACCGCTACACGTTCCTGGCCCCACCCGCGGAGCAAAAGCCCAGGTCGCCCGCAGGTGCAACTGACTGCACGCGTAGTGAGTCAGTACCTACTGATAACCACCCCGACGAGCGCGCCGGTCCTGTGGATAGGGGCCACGGCCCACCCCACCGGGGACCGACCGAGCTCGGTCGGTCCATCATCCGCCAGATCAAAGAGCAACGGGGGATCGCATGACCACCACCGAGCTAGCCGCCACCATCGACCGCCTCGCGATGCTCAGGGATCTCGCCCTCGAGCTCGAGGCGCTACGCGCCGCGGGGCTACTCCCGTCACACGGCGCTAACGATGCCATCAAGGAAAGGGCCCCGATTGACCCGCACCCCTAGCCCTTGCCTGGCCGCTCTACCGACTCGCCACCGACCCGACCACCGCGCCGATCGTGACGCGAGTACCGCGTTTTTCGCCGTCGTGCGCAGCAGATCAGAAAGGCCCCGGGGCAGCCGATGGTGACGAACCCCGATACACCCCCCGCGTACACTGGACGCCGATGGAGCGCGAGACGATGGCCCTCCCCGATGGGCGCACCGTGCGCCTGCCCCGCCACGGGACACGGGAGCGTTACCAGCACCGCAACCGGCCTTGTTCGTGTGAGCTCTGTCGCCAGGCCAACGCCCGGTACGCCCGGGTACGCCGCGCCACCCTGGCCCGCCAAGCCCTCGAGGGGCGACAACTGACGCTCCTTCACGAGCCGGAAGGGACCACCACCGATGGACGAGGCGCGCCTCCGTATCCGTGAGCTCCGGGCCCGAGGGGAAGGGTGGCGCACCGTCGCCCGGACCCTCAACGCCGAAGGGGTTCCCACCCCGTCGGGTCGGGGCCAGTGGCATGACACCACCGCCGCGCACCACCACGAACCCGAACGGTGGTCCGCCTACATGGGCGCCTACCGTGCTCGGCCCCGGCCATGATCCAGTCCGCCACCACCGTGGACGAGGCCGGCGCTGTCGTCGTCGAGGTGTGGGATCTCGCCACCGAGCTCTACACCCGCACCGTGGACGAGGTGCTCGTCGAGGAGCGCCCCATGACCGCCGAGGAGGTGGCGCTCTACGGGCCGCCCCTCGAGCACCTCGACAACGAGGGGCAGCTAACCATCCAGTCCGATGAGGCGGTGGACAAGCTTGTCGCGGTGGTCGAGTCGCTGAACGCCATCACCGACCTCACCAACGCCGAGATCAATCAGAACCCCGCCGCCATCATCAAGGACGTGGCCCGCGAGCTGAAGACGGTGGCCCGCCAGGCGAACCGGGAGGCCCGCCTCACCTCGGGCCGCACCGAGTCCACCGACACCGGGGACGTGGTGGACACATGAACCCCGCCCGCTCGGGACGCCCGTGGCGCCGGGCCCGAGACGCCGTGCTGCAGCGCGACGGATGGGTCTGCCAGCTCCGGTTGCCTGGTGTCTGTCTCGGGGTGGCCACCACCGCCGACCACATTCGTACCGTGCACGCCGGCGGCAACAACGACCCGCGCAACCTGCGCGCCTCGTGCGCCCCGTGCAACCTCGCCCGCGAGAACCGGCGACGGGCCCGACCCGCGCCTGGGTGGCTCGCCACCTCGACCCTGAGAAGGGAGTCAACATGAGCAACGCCCAAGGATGGTGGATCGTGGTCGAGCTCGGCGTGCTCGCCGTGTGCGCCCTCGTCCGCCTCATCGTGCACCGTGGTTAGACGGTGGTGGTGGACGCCGCCCGACGTCCCCGACCTCGTGCTGGCCCGTGCCACCTCGGGCCGAGGCGCTATCGGGTGGCGCCTCGTGCTCGAGGATGGCCGCACCATCGACGGGATGGCCCGCACCGTGTCGGGTGCGCGTCGCGCCGCCGCTCGCGCTCGTGACGCGCTCCCGCCCGACGCCCCGCGTTCTGAAGCCGCGACGGTGGACACACGGGGCAATTATTTTCTT